ATGGAGCAAAAATCACTAAAGGAACTCTACCTTGAAGAAAAGGAGAAACCAAATCCGGCACAGGCTTTTATATCAAAAATAGCCGAAATCACTTGCCGCGAAGAATCAACCGTAAGGCAATGGCTGTCGGGTATTCAAACGCCTAATCAAAGAGCCAAAGAGCGCATCGCAGTTGCTTTCGGCTCAACTGTCGACGTGCTATTCCCGGAAACAGTTAAATAATAAGGTTCCCATATATGAAAGCTACCGAACCCCAAATTATTGCAACTGCACGTTATTCCATAAGCCAAACCTGTGAGCTACTTGGGATACACCGCGATACCCTGCGGCTTTATACCGATAAGCAAAGAATTATCAAATGCGGCTATCGTACTATCGGGAACCGCAAAGTAAAGTTCTATCTCGGAAGCGAAATTTTACGCTTCTGGAAACGACAGGTGTAGCCATGATAGCGCAGAAAACGATAGACGCTGTTCTCGACGCGGTGCAGATATACGATGTTGTGAAAGATTTCGTGCAGTTGCGGCGCAGCGGCTCCGGCTGGATAGGGCTGTGCCCTTTCCACTCCGAGCGCACGGCATCTTTCCACGTTGACCCGCGACGCAACATATACAAATGCTTCAGTTGCGGCGAGGGTGGCGGAGCCGTGAGATTCCTTATGGAAAACAGGAATATGTCATACCCCGACGCTATACGCCATATAGCCGGGCTGTATAACATACCCGTCGAGGAAGCTCCTCACAACCTTACCGACGAGCAGCGCAAGCTCGCCCTTCAGCGTGAGTGCGACCTCGCGGCACTGGAAACGGTGCAGCAGTTTTTCGAGCAGTCGCTTGTGGTCGGCAACACCGCAGCCAAACGCGCCTGCGCTTACGCCTCGAAACGGTGGACGCTTGAATATTGCCGGGCAAACGGGATTGGTTATGCACCTTATCCCAAAGAGTTTTTCGAGTTCGTCAAACAGAAAGGCGTCAGCCTCGACGCCCTTCTTGACACCGGCATGATCAGGAAGAAAGAGGACGGGCACTTCTCTTTCATGTTCGCCAACCGTATCACCATACCCATACGCGACAGGTTCGGGCGCGTGATAGCATATACCGCCCGGAGCCTTGACGATAACACGGACTGCAAATATCTCAATTCCACGACCTCATGCGTCTACAAGAAAGGAAATACCGTTTTCGGCATCGAGATAGCAAGGAAAGCCGCGCGAAAGGCCGGGTTCCTGTATGTGGTGGAGGGCGCGCCCGACGTGCTGCGCCTCCAGTCTGTCGGCAGCGACAATGCAGTGGCCGCCCTCGGCACAGAGTGGACTGCCACGCAGTTCGAGGCCATTAAAGGTATTTCCGACACACTTTGTTTTATACCCGACAGCGAGATACCCAAAGAGGGCGAGATTTATTCGCCGGGGACAAAGGCCGTGATGAAGAACGGACGCGAGGCCGTAGACCGCGGATTCCGCGTTGTGGTACGCGAGATTCCGCTTGACAACGGAGCCGAAAAGAACGACCCCGACAGCTATTGCACCACTCCGGCTATCCTTTCTTCGCTCGAAGAACAGGATTTTGTGCTGTGGTATGCCGAGAAAGCATTTCTCGCCCCCACGACGCAGTTAGGACGCACGGAGGTTATCAAGGACTTGTGCGCCATGCTCGCAGCCATAGAGGACGCGACACTCGCCTCTATGTACCTCGAACAGCTTATCAAGAAATATAAGGAGCGCACCGCCTGGAAACTGGCCTTTAACTCGGCGCAGATGCGCAAGCGCAATGAATCGGGCAAGGACGGCGCGGAGAGCGAGAACGAGCGCGACCTGTTCAGCCGCTATGGGTTCTTTATTGCCAATAACTGCTACTGCACCTATGGCAAACAGAGCGAGGTCATACGACTTTCAAACTTCATTCTGCTGCCTATGTACGATATTCCCGACGAAGGCTCCATGACGAGGCTTTATAAAATCGTCAACGACCTGGGCCACGACGCCATTATACCTCTGGAGCCGGATGACCTCGTGAATCTCGCTCTGTTCAGAAAGAAGATAAACATTGCCGGGCGTTATGTGTGGCTCGGCAAAATCGACGACCTTATGCGCGTCGAGGAATACATCTTCAGAAAGAGCGAATCGGCCAAACGTATCCGCACCCTCGGCTGGCAGCCGGAGGGCTTCTTCGCTTACGGCGACGGCATTTATACAGACCGTTTTATCCGCGTCGATGAAATAGGAATGGTGAGCCTCCGGGGTTACGGCATTTTCTATCTCCCGGCTTTCTCGGTGATGTACCGCGACAACCGGCTGCTCTTCGCTTTCGAGAAATCTTTCACCTATACCCACAAGGCCGACGTGTCGATGGCCGAGTATCTGAAACTGTTTGTCGACGTATTCGGCGACAACGGCAAGGTGGCGATAGCTTTTATTTTCGCCACGCTTTTCCGCGACTTCATTTTTGAGCAGTTCGAGTTTTTCCCGATTTTCAATATTTTCGGCAAGCCACAATCGGGCAAATCACAGCTTGGAAAAGCCATGAAAGGCTTCTTTACAAGCTCGAATAAGCCGATAAATTACGAGGGTGAAACATACCCGGCCATTAACAAGGCTTTGGAACAGACAGCCAACTGCCTTGTGCATTTCGACGAATACAAGAACTCTATCGAGTGGCGGAAGGTGGAACTGCTGAAATCAATGTGGGACGGCGTAGGACGCGGCAAGATGAAAGACGGCGATGTGGAACGTGTAAACGTGAACTGCGGCGTTATCCTGTCAGGTCAGGAAATGCCGACTATCGACCCGGCCCTGTTCACGCGTATTCTGCACATAACCGTCAACAAGACCTCATACACTCTGGAGGAACGGCAACGCTTCGCCGAGCTTATGGAACTGAACCGTCGCGGTGTGTGCCACCTTACTATGGAAGTAGTAAGACACCGCGACCGCTTCGTGGAGGATTTTCCCCATTTCTGCGCACTTACCCGTACAGAGGTGGTGAACCGTATCGCCCGGAGCGGCAAAACTGTGTCAGACCGTATGTATATGAACTGGGTTGTGGTGCTCGCCTCATTGAGGACGCTTGAAAAAATCCTCCCTGTGCCTTTCTCTTACGAAAATCTTCTTGATATCTGCGTCGAGATGCTGCTTGAACAGCACTCGATCACAGAACGCTCCGACGAAGTGGCCTCTTTCTGGAACTTTGTTCATGTGCTTTATCAGGAAGGGCGGCTATACCAGGAGGGCGACTTTCGCATTAACCGCAATGTGTCGAGCCTGAGGCTTCACGGCACTTCCGCGACAAGAGAGTTTTCAGAGCCGAAGAATATACTCATAATACGCGACCGCCGTATTATTCAGCATTATCAGACCGACAAGGCGCGCTCGACAAAACAGCTTATACTATCCGAAGACGATATGCGCAAATATCTTGAACGCTCCGCGCCATGCCTCGGCATTGTCAAGCGCAAGTTCTATAAGATGAACCAGTACGGACAGCCTGTAAAGGAGTTTGGAGAGGGCGGCACCGCCGGACGGCAGCTTTACGATGTCGATACGGCACTGGCTTTCGATTACGACCAGGTGCAGCAGCTTTATCACCTCTATCTCACCGCCGACACCTCGGCCATGACGGAGGAAGAACAACAAGAGCATGAAAATCAAATCAGTAAGCCTCCCGCGAGCGGCTCCGGCCAATCAAGCCTTCCTTTTTGATTTTTTCGGCAAATCTTTTGAAAACCGACAGTTACCACAGCCACCGCCGCCACCGCGGTATAAATCAACACTTTAATGTCTGCAACCTTTGACAACCGAACAGCCACCGCAAGCCACCGTTTGCCGGTTTTGCAACCGCCGACAACCGATTTACCTTATTTTTCTCTTTTTGAAAAGAAAGAAAAATATCTTAAATGCGTGGCTTCGTGGGGATTGCCTTTGCCTCTCTCGGACGGTTGCGCGGTTCCGGCGGTTACACCTCTTTTCCCATTGAATTAACAATAAAAATATAAACCTAAAATACCCGGATATGAACGACTTCCTTATTTACCTCCCTCTTGAAGCATTTATGGCGCAGTGGTTCCGCCACAGGCACGGCGGCTCGCAGTACACCGTGCGCCTTGTGCGCGGCAGCGTGGAATCCAAACGTCTTAAAGCCCTGCTCGACGTGCCGCCGTCGGACTATGTGCCCCGGCCCGCGCCACAGGGCTGCGTGGCCGTGGCTATACCTTTCTTCCCGGCCAAAGACCCGCGCCAATTCAACTATGTATCGCCGCAGGGCATTAACGCCCTCGTCGAAACGCTACGCGACCTGTTCGACCTCGAACTGCACGACTATTATGTGAAAACATACATCAAAGGCTCGCGCATTGATTATATGCTGGAGGCATGGATGGCGATGCACGGCATAGAGTTCAATGATACAAACTACAACTCGGTCAAGAAACGCCTCGACCGGGTTAGAAAGAAAATATATGTCAAGCGACACCGCGACAAAGGAAAAAACAGCGAAAACTGAATAAAAATCGTACCGAGTTCAGCGCGGTTTTATACCGTGCAAAATATAGGTAATAATCGTTATATCAACAATATCTGTAATAATTATGTCTGAAACGACCAAAATCTGCTCCGGCTGTAACCGCGAGTTACCGCTGGAGAGCTTCGGGAGAATGGCATCGGCTCCCGACGGCCTGAGTTACCGATGCAAGGAGTGTGTGAACGCCGCGAAACGCGAGTACCACCACTCACGAAAGAAATTAAAGAGAGTGTTTACCAATCCCGACCTCGCCAACTTCACGCCCCGGCAGCTTATCGACGAGCTTAAAGCCCGTGGCTATTCCGGCGAGTTGAAGATTACACAGACGATTAAGGTATGAAATCGCCGCTCGTACCTAAACTGTCGCTTCCCGGCATACGGTTTGTCGGGGTTGTCGACTGCGAGAAATTACAGCCCAACCTGCGAGAAATGGCTATGGCCGGGCTTACCGTTGCCGCCCATACCGATGTGGAGGAAGTGCCGTTTGCAAACGCTACCGCCGAGGCGGTCAGCGAGTGCAGCCACGGCGCACCCGTGGAAACGGCGACTTTGAAATTCCGCACATCGAAATTTCTGCGTATAGATATTCAGATGGGGTTTGTCATTACCGACGTAAGCGGCAGGTCTTGGCTGATCGGCGCAGCCGAGCCGCCATTTCCCAAAGTGTCGCTCACAAGGAAGACGGGGCTTCCCGGTGGCGACCCTGCCGTGTGGGAGATTGAGGTTAAGGCGGTGGGGCAACGCTCGCTTTTGCCATGCGTGTTCTGAATGGGCTGCCTTTCGCCGACCCACCGAGGGAGGCTTGCGTTTTCAGGACTTGAACACATGGCTGTTATCCTGATGTAGCCGTTGATAGGATAATGCGGTCATAGGCGGCATATCCGAAGACACTCATTGCCCTGTGTGGCCGTAGCTTGCGACGATATGCCGGGCTTCCTCGCACTGCGCGCCGCAGTTGCAGCCGTGGACGTCAGGCTTTCGCCTCTCCACTCATTATTATTCGGACGGTCTGCCTTGTGGCGGACTTTCCTTTTTATATATGGCACTGTTCCTTCCTCCTTTGGCTTTCGCTGTTTGGCTGTGGTAAGTTCTCCCCGTATGGAACATGAATCGTTGTCGGCAGGGCAAGCCTCGCGGAGTTGATGTTTTGCCGTAGTAACAGGTGGAGATTTCAACGCCTTCGTTGCCGCCGTCTGGCGTATGTGTGGTTGTCTGTATGGACGTTGGCAGTGTCGTTGATGCCCCGGTGGGTTCGGGCTGTATGTTGTATGTGTCGCGGTTGTCGATACCCGACACTCCCGGCTGGCTGATTTTCTTTCATTGTGAACCGAGGGCATGATTGATTTCGCGCCCTTCCTTTTACTCCGCAAAGTTAATAGCTCCCTGCGGCGCGACAAGGCTAAACTGCATCTTCCTGAAAATCTTCCTCTTGCAGAGCGTATTTTCTTTCAGAGCCTTGTCTTGAAACACCGCCGGGAGCAACTTTGATGGCAGCGTAAAAGAAAGAGCTTTTACACGAAATCATTCATTCAAACCCTCAATTCATACAGACATGAAAGAAATTCTTAACGCCAACCTCCCTCTCCGTCAGGTTATCATCGACCGCCTCGAAGAACTCGGCTACACGCCCGAATCGCTGCGCGAGGCCATCACCGAACACGAGGCCGACTACCGCGACGAAAATCCGTCGCTCTACTGCGGAACATACGCCAAATACAACGGCGGCGACCTCTCCGGCCTGTGGGTTGACCTCTCCACCTTCGACAGCTACGAGGACTTCATCAACTTCTGCCGGGCTTGCCACGCCGACGAAAACGACCCGGAGCTGATGTTTCAGGATTACGAGAACTTCCCCCGTGAGTGGTATTGCGAAAGCTGCATGGGGCAGGAAACATGGGATAAAATCGCCGAATATATCCGGCTGTCGGAAATCCACGACAAGGAGGCCGTGGACGCTTTCGTGGAGTGGGGAGGCGAGAGCCTCGACCACTTCGAGGACTGCTACTGCGGCGAGTGGGAGGACGAGGAAGCCTTCGCCCGGCATATCGTTGACGAGTGCTACGACCTCGACCGCACGATGGGCAATCTCGCAAACTACTTCGACTATGCCGCCTATGGCCGCGAATTGTTCATGTACGACTACTATATGGATAACGGCTATGTGTTCCGCCATTGGTAAAGCGTAAGCCTCTCTCCCTCGGTGGGTCGGCGAAAGCCGGCCTTTTTTTGCTTGACAGACTGATATAAAAGGCGAAGCCGCGCAGACAAAATGCGCGGCTTCTTTTCCCTTTTAGAGTGCTGGTACCGGGACTAAAACCGATAGCTGCACTTATGATGTTGCAAAGGTACTTATTTTTTCTGATATAACAATGGCTCAAACGGAAAAGTTGTGATTATTTTACATTTGAGGCATCTAATCCGCTTATGTTGGCGATTATTTCGGCCACTTTGGGGGATTGTGAGTAGTGTCGTATAAGCGCCTTGATTTCTTCCACCATTTCATTATAACGGTTTATCGAAACCTGTTTGAGCATATAAAGGACTACTGCTATCGAGCCGTTAAGATTACGGAAATTCCTGGCGCCCCGTACTTCTGCCGGGCCTCTCCTGATATATTTGAAAGGCACAAAATCATATAGCACATTACCGTGGGCGCAGTAGTTACGGAGTTCCCTTACTATTTCAAGGTAGTTTTCAACGACCTCTATATAGCGTATGCCGTAATGATTGGCTATTGCTATCTTCAGACGCCTATCCTTTATTGCTTTATAGAGATTTATAACACTCCCGAATGTCATGTATTCTATCGTTTTCCATGCAGGGGCGTATGTATCCTCCTGATGGACGCGGTGATGTTGCCTGATTACGGAGTTCAGTTTGAAACTGGCCGTATAAACCGTACTGTCAAAAGTCGACGCAAACTGTTCTGCCACTACCGTATCATCGGCAAACCACTGCGGGTTATCTATATAATTATTGGAAAGCGTGTAGGTCAGGAAGTTGCGAAAGTTTATCTCTATTCGGTTTATATAAAACGCAAGTATGCTCCGTAATTTGTAATCAAAATAATATAGCTTCACCGCATCATCGAAGTTGGCTCCGGCCACAAACTCATGTGTTCGATTTTGTTTTGCCGGGTAAGTCTTCTCAAATGGAAACCAATAGAAACCAAGACGATAATAACCGACGTCTAACAAAACCTCTTTGGCTTTGTTCTCGTCGGCAATAGTCATGCCTCTGCTTCGTAGAAGCCTGACCTGCTTATCTAATGTCATTGCTTGATTTCCCATTCTGCAAAGTTACGAAATTTCCATGAATTTCAGTGTCTTTTAGCCGCTTTATTTACTGCGGTACTTTTGTGGCAAACAACGATTAAGATATGCCACAGCCCAAATATAACCTGCATCTGAAAGGCTTTGTCGGAGGCTACGACTTCGACCGCGATTATGTAGACTACATACTCGCAAAAAACGCCGGGAAACCCGTTAACGTACTTATCGACAGCACAGGCGGCTCACTCGCCACCGCACTTTCTATTTCCTCCGCTTTCAAGCTGCACGGCGACGTGTCGGTGCATTTCGTCGGCATGAACGCCTCCGCAGCGACTATCGCCGCCCTCGGTGCAAAGCACGTCAGCATCGACACCGCCGCTTGGTACCTCGTGCATAAATGCTCCAACGAGTTTTTCAAATGGTCGAGCCTCAACGCCGACCAGATGGCCGACCTAATTTCTGCCCTCGAAAGGCAGAAAGCCGACCTTGACAAACTCGATGCCGGAGTTGCCGCCATGTACGCCGCCAAATGCCGAAAAGACCCCAAAGCACTCCTTGACCTTATGAAAGTAGGCGGCTGGCTATCGGCCAAAGAAGCCCTCGAATGGGGTTTTGTCGATGAAATAACCGACGAGCCGGAGGACACCGCCCCCAAACTCACCGATTCCACCGCCTCGGCGATGGCGGCTGCCGGTATGCCTATACCCAATGTGCCCGTCGTCGACAGAGAAAGCGGCCTCGGCAGGTTCTTCGCGGCCATTGCCGCTATGTTCAGGCCCTCCAACGCCGCCACGCCCGTAATCAATAACCAATCAAATACTCCCCAAATGTCTACTATCATCTTCCCGGCACTGTGCGCCGCCCTCGCCCTCGATTCTCTGGAGCTTTCGGGCGACAAGGCCACGGCAAGCCTCTCCGTGGAGCAGCTTGCAAAAATCGACAAGGCTCTGAACGGCAACGCCTCAGAAATCAAGGCCAAAGACACCGAAATCGCCACCCTCAAAGCCCGTGTTGCTGAACTCGAAAAGACACCGGCGGAAACCACCTCTGCTATCGTCAGCACTTCGCAGCAGCCCGAAAAGCCCGAATCCCCTATGGACGCTTTCAGCGCATCGGTCAGACGCGCCCGCGAGATCTACGACCAACTGCCGTAAGCTCTATGCAAACCCTCCCTCTGTAACCAAAATTCAAGTACATTATGCCCGATTTACTTCACTCTATCCAAATCACCGACCCCGACTATGAAAGGGCGGCTATCCAGTGGAAGACCGACTTTCTTCTCATGCCGCTCTTTGCCTGTGAGGAAGCCCTGAAATATATGCAGGGTATGCCCGGAGTTACCGCGCCTACAAAGCTCCCCTCCGTCGAGGGCGCGGGGCAGTTCGCCCCTTACCGACGCGACCGCCGCAGCGCGTCGGCCACCAAAGTAGGCTACCGCGAGATTACTTCCTACCTCGGCAACGTGCGCGAGGACTTCGAGCCGCTGGAAATCATTCAGACCCTTTTAGGGCGCGGCACCGCCACTCTCGGCGACGCACAGATGCAGGCTCCCTCGGCGCGCCTCGTCATCGCCGCCGTCATGCGCTCGCTCGGACACCACCTGCACGAGGTTCTTTTCACCGCCAGGCGCAATCCCGACGGCGACACGACTGCCGACCTTTTCGACGGCTGGGGAACTATCCTCGACCGCGAAATGGAGGACGGCAACATTTCCGTTGCCAAAAACAACCTCATCGAGCTTACCGAGGCTGTCGACGGCACTAACGCCGTCGATGTCGCAAAAGAGGTGGAACGCTCGTGCGACCCGCATCTGCGAAAGCAGCACAAGTTCCTGTTCTGCGACCCGGAGTTTGCCGACTTCTATAACGACGCATACCTTGTTACCCACAACTCCGTGCCATATAACAAGAAATACGAGCAGCCCATTGTAGAGGGCAGCTTCAACAAGACCACAATCGTGCCCCTTGACTGCCTCGCAGGTACAGACAAGTATATCCTCACCCCCGGCTCCAATATGCTATACGCCTACGACAACATGAGCGACCTCACCCGTATGGAGGTCAAACGCTGGGAACCGTGGGCTATGACTATCGCCGCCGCTATGTTCTTCGGCACACAGTTCCGAAGCATCGACCGCCGCTTCCTCAAAGTTGTTAAACTCAAATCCGCTTAATCTATGGCTACCGCAGCTTCTTCTTGCCTAAACATTCAAAAGAGCCTCGCATGGTGTCAGGGAACGCCCGAATACGCCGGTGTGCGCCGTCGTATCTACTATCTCGCCAAAAGCGAGATAGTGGGCTGGCCGCTACTTGAACGCGATGCCAACGGCATACGCGCGACGTCGGCCAGATACAAGGGCGACTTTACCCTCAAAGCCGACGCCAAATGGAAATTCATCGACATTCTCCCCGACAAATCGCAGCTTACCTCCGAGCCGCAGGGCGAGCTTCCCTCGCAGACACAGCTTAACAAGCTCGTCGCCGTACACCCCGGCGTGGGCGCGGAGGCTTCCGCTGCCGCAGCTTACCTCAACAACTCGGACAATGTTTTTATCGTACAGGATATGAACGACAATTACCGTGTTGTCGGCTGCGACAAATGGCTCACCAAAACGACGGTGAACCAGGACAACGGTCAGGGGGCTTCCGGCACCACCTCGACAACTATTAACGTCGAGGCCTCCGACGAGGTGCCCGCGCCTTTCTACGATGGCGAGATTATCACCGAAGACGGGATAATCAACCCCAAAAAGGCCGCCTGATAGATGGCTTCCCCTTACGACGGCAGCGGCGCGGTTGACATGGGCGAGATTATCCGTGGGATAACGACACCCGAACTCGAAACGCCGTCTGCCGCTATTTTATCTTCCTCTCGGTCCGGCAAGGATCTGTTTGCCGTAAAGAAACGGCAGCAGTGGGCGCACGACGATGGCGCACGGTGCGACTTTCAGAGCCGCCCCATGCTTGCATACCGTACCGGCCTTTTCTTCCTTGCCGTGTGGAAACGGAGCGTCTACGGCAAAACGCTTTCCGAAATCAAGGCCGACGATGCCATGATTCCGAAAGTTGCCGGGGCCACCGCCGCGCTTCTCGCCGATGTCCTCGGCAATAACCTCGCCGCCGGAGGCTGGGCGGTGATTTCCACCCCGAAACGGCGGCACCGCCAGCGCAACTTCGCCTCGCTCGTTGCCGCCGACCTTGCCCGTCAACTCGCAATACCTTTTTATGAAGATGTCGCGCTCTGCCGCTCCAAACAGCGGGTGAACGCGACCTTTGAAATGAATGTATGCCCTGCGGAGCAGAACATTATAGTATTCGATGATTTCGTTACCACCGGCCAGACAATGCTTGCAATGAAACGGCTCTTTCAGCCTACCGGCAAGAACCTCGTCTTTATCGCCGGGATCAACAACAAGGCTTAAATATTCATTTGGGGATTATGGTATAAGGTATATGAATTATCCCTTCACTCTCCTTATATTTACAATCTCCATCATACTTATAGAAATTGTCTTTATCTTCAAAATCAATGCCATTCTCTCTTAATACCAATGTTGACACATCAATATCATTCAATATTTCGCCATTAAAAAAGACATGATGCGAATCTAAAAAAATACTCCCAATTTCAGTAAATTTTCTGAATGTGATTGGGTCTGCTTGTAATCGTTTATTCAGATAATACACTGCATTTTTATCTTTGATGTATGAACACCAACCCCCTTCCGGTTCATCTACAACAAATTCTGCTGTATTAACATCAACTCCACACGTCCATTTCCTCCATTCGTTATTATTGTAGAACTTATCGTATATAGTCTTATCATCCTTTGCAAAGTTTGTACTAATAAAAACAAGCGTATAAGGGTTCGCACCCTTTATTTCTATACCGTAATGCCAATATTTATTTTTATCTCGTGCATCACTTTGGCTAATTACCTCAAATGTAGCCTCATCTACATCACCTAACCATCTATCTGTACTGGCTTCGTCAAATGAAGCAAACACATATCCAAATGGAGTTTTGCGATAGCGGGTTGATTTTTCGTCAACTTGTTTACCTAAAAATCCAACGCAAGAATTAAAACTTGCGCATAACAGAATAATAAGTATTTTCAGAGAAACCTTCATTGTGCAAAGTTACGCATTTTCTGTCTTTTTACGGCTATCCGGGGCTATATAATTTTGTATCAGACAAAATCATAAGCCGTAATGAACCACCAATTTACCGAAAAACTCGGCGCGTGGCTCCGGGAGAATCCCGACAGCCGCGACTATGCCGACGGCTGCAAGATGTTCTTGCAGTTGACCGGGCGCGTCAATATGTATAAGAACCTCCTGGCCGTGCCCGATATGCCGCGCCTCGAAGCCGAACTGCAAAAGCACTACAACTTCCGCGTCGCAGACCTGACCCATGCGCAGGTTGTGGAAATGGACGCGAAAGCCGCCACTATCGCCTCCGACAACAATCTCCACACCGCTGCACCCTCCGACACGCCGCGCGGCAAACGCGCCGACCACGACGCCCTGCCGCCCGAAATACAGGCTCTATACGTCGAGAACCTTTCACTGCTCCGGCGTATGCGCGAGGTGCATCTGCGCCTACGCAACCTCTCGTCCGAAAACTCCGTATGCCCCGACAGCGAGCGTTATCCCTTCCTCAAAGAGCTTATCGACCTCGATAAGAAATACCGCTCCAACTGGCAGAAATACGACAGCTATAATCCCCAATGAAACGCACGGCTTCCATTTCCGAAATCCTCCGGCCTCTCAAAGATGCGCCTTTTCAGGCGTATCTCTCAAATGCCGTGCAGGTGGCCGACATACTGGAGTGGATTCTGGAACAGACCGGCACCGCCGAGGTGTGGCAGACCTCTTTCTCCATATCCGAAGAATTTCTGCGTCGCCTTTTCTTCCTCAAAAAGAAACGCCCCATATCGCGCTTCAATCTATTGCTCGACCACAAGGCCACCAACAAGACCGTCAAACTGTGGAGCTTCATAGTGCAGGTTGTCGACCGCACTTTCCTTGCCGACAACCATTCAAAAGTCCTGTTGGTACGCTCCGGGCGAGGCGACACCGTAGCCGTCGTTACCTCGCAGAACCTCACTCGCGGCAACCGTGCCGAGAGTGCCTTTATCTCGACCTCGCCGGAGATTTTCGCCAATCTCCATGCCTCGGTGCTCGACATCATCGAGAACCATTCCGTACCCCTCAACGACCTTTATAATCAACGCCTCGACACCGCCAATGAACTCCGATAACATCATTTTCTCCGAACAGCAGCTTTCCGACATCGAGAAATATGCGAGCATATACCTCAAAATTTCCGACATAGCCGTGATACTCGACATCGCCCCCGAAGTGCTGCGCAACGCCATTTCTCACCGCGACAGCGAAGTGTCGCGCCGCTATCATCGCGGCAAGGCCATTTCCAAAGTGAAACTGCGTCAACAGGAAATGATGCTTGCACAGGTTGGCTCGCCTCTCGCGCTCGTCAACACCGCAAACAACCTCCTTGACATGGAAGACGATGAGTAAGAAACAACCCGACACGCTCGAAGTATGCCGCCGTTCTCTCTTTGCCGCCAAAGAGGAACTGGACGCGCTATATACCGAGGCTATGGTGCTTCGGGTGCTGCGCATACGCGACCTTTACGCCTGGGTCATTGCCAACCCCGACGCAAAGGATCGCCAGTTTGTCGAGGAACATCTTTACCGCTACCGGCTCTCGAAATTCACCGCTTACTCCGACCTCGCCATAATTAAGCAGCTTCTTCCGTCGCTGTCGGCGGCGAGCCGCGACTGGCACCGATGGCGCAGCAATGAAATGTTCCTCGAAACATACTCTATGGCGAAGAAACGCAAGGACACGCGCACTATGGAGCGCGCGGCCTCGGCCTATGCCAAGTACAACCGCGTCGACCTCGAAGACGAACAGGCCGTGCCGTGGGAGCAGCTTCTTCCGCAGCCTTTCACCGCCACCGACGACCCTTCCGTACTCGGCATTAAGCCCATACCAAATCTTCAGGAGAAGATTGACGCGCTACTGGAGAAATACCGCGCCGAAACGATAGATATTGATGATGTGGACTTCGAGGAAGTAGACCTCGAAGAAAATGTGCTATTCAATGACAGTACCCAATAAGCCACTGACAAAATCCCAATCCCGATAGTACCGCGATGATTATGCTTGCCGTCTTATTTGAGCTTTCCTCCCCTCGGATTTTCCTCATTATATATAACGACAGCCCATAGACACAGTAGCCTACGAGTACACTCATCAATAGAAGAAAAAGCCCTAACATTTTTATCCTTTTGTGCAAAGTTAATCATTTTTATGGAAACCGCCGCGCCACGCAAGATTTACTTCAACCGCCCACAACGCCTCACGCAGCTTATCGGCGCGAACACTACCGTTATCGTCGCCGGACGGCGCACGGGCAAGACCGACAGCATCGCAGCACCTTTTGTGTTGCGAAATATGCAGCGTATGCCAGGCTCTACCGGCGGCATTGTCGTGCCTACTTTCAAGCACGGACTTACCAATACATTGCCCAGTCTGCTTGCCGCGTGGAAACGCTGGGGCTTCATCAACGGAGTTCACTATGTTGTCGGGCGCAGACCTCCGAAATCCTTTGCCAAGCCTATCACCGAGCCGCACGACTACGAACACGTCATATCGTTTTACAACGGCTCCATCGCCATTATTATATCGCAAGACCGCCCCGGCTCGTCTAACTCGCTCACCCTGTCGTGGCTGCTCGTTGACGAGGCAAAGTTTATCGACTACGACAAACTTAAAGACGAAACCCTCCCGGCAAACGGCGGCATCAAATCGCACTTCGGACACCACTCCTTCAACCACAGCATTATGATACTGTCGGATATGCCGCAGACAAAGCGCGGCTCGTGGTTCCTCCACTACCGCGAGAAGATGGACACCGACCTTATAGCCGCTATCGAGGCCACCGTCTACGAGATTTGGCGCATCAAATCCCGCATACGCAAACTCAACAAATCCCAATCCCCGATTCCCGATTACCTGCGAGGCCATCTGCGACGCCTCGATCGCGCCCTTAATCAGATGCGCTCCGTGGCCGTATATTATAAGGAATACTCCAGTATCGAGAACTTGCAGCTTCTCGGCGAGAACTACATAAAGCAGATGAAGCGCGACCTTACCCCTTTGACTTTCCAAACCTCCATACTTTGTCAGAGGATCGGAATTGCCAAAGACGGTTTTTATTCCTCCATGCGCGAGCGGCACAAGTATAACGCCTCCGACTTTGAAAGCCTTGACTTGGCTTTCAAAAGTTTATGTGATGATAAGGTTATGGAAGCCGATAACCTCATAGCCCATAACCTCATAACCTGCAAAGCGGACGCCGACGTGAACCCTCTCGCGCCTATTTGCATAGGCTTGGACTATAACGCCAACATCAACTGGATTGTGGCCGGGCAACCCTCCGGCAAGCGGCTCAACATCATAAAATCCTTTTATGTAAAGTTTGAGCGCAAGCTGCCCGAACTTGTCGCCGACTTCTGCGACTACTATGCCTCACACCAAAACAAGACCGTCGTGTTCTACTACGACAGCACCGCTTTGGGAGGCAACTATGCCGTCAACGACCAGGATTTTCGGTGGGTAATTATCCACGAGTTTGAGCGGCACGGCTGGCGCGTCGAAGATGTCTACCTCGGCAACCCCATGCGACACGATGAAAAATACCTGCTCATAAATCAGGGCTTCGCAGGTAAACAGCGGCTTATGCCGTTTTTCAACCGTCAGAACAACGACGATTTAATCCTTGCCATACAGTCTGCCGGGGTGAGCCGTGGACGCCTCGGATTCCGCAAGGACAAAGCCGGTGAAAAACTCGCCGAAACCGAGGAAGACCGCCTCGAACACCGCACCGACGGCACCGACGCTTTCGACACCCTCTATATCGGCTGTGAAAAGTTCCCCTATAACGACACCTGCATATCCGTAGCACTCGGCGGCATTGTCTGATTTTCCTATGTGGTAATACGTCTGTGGCACGGCGACCTTTTCCACCGCAAAGTTAAAGCGGCCCCGGCGCGTCAAGGGCAGGTGAATTGCCTCGAAAAATTTGCCGTCGGAAATTTTTGTCGGTCAACCCTTGACCCCTGCGCCTTGCAGCCGCACTTTGCACGGCAGTGTAAAAGGCTCTTGCGAGCCACAAGTTTAACTTCTTACCACATACTGATATGGAAAATAAGACAACAAAAGCCGAGTACACCTTTCACTACTATGCCGACGGCATCGAGGTAACACAGCGCATCTACAACGCTATCGCCACCGCCAACATACTCCGCCCTAAGGCTGCCGTGCCATGCCTTGTATGCCACGAGAAGCGCCCGGCTCTTACCGGCAATCCCCACATCGAGAAAGCCATAAGCGAGGCTTTCGATCGCTACGACAAGGCACACGCCGCCGACCCTCCGACAGCCGACTAATCACGCCCACCGCGCCCCCGACCTCACCGCCGGGGGCGCATCATTATATTTTTCGGCATAAAACACTCGTTTTCTCGGAGATTATCATTAACTTTGCAATATTGGAGGCAATATACTCCAATATTTTATGAACCTCGTAATCTCCATTTTATGAAATATTTGAAAACACTTCTGCTTTTCCTACCGCTCTTTTTCATATCCTGCGGCAATGAAGAAGAACCCGAAGACAAGCTATTCTCTTTAGCCGTACAGTTGCAGGGAGAAGGTGAGGTTGCTTTGGGTGTTCACGATTGTGAAGTTGTTATACCGGGTAACGCTCAATATGTTAAACTCACCTTGATAGGCGACTATGATTCTTTCAATATATCGGCAGGTTATCCGTCCTGGATGCTTGTTACCTCTGGCGACAAAACTATCTCTATAAGTGTTGCTGACATAGCCGACGCACCGACACGGACAGGTAAAGTTGCTTTCACTGTGTTCAAAGGCAAATCCTATAATACAGGGTCTATCACCATCACACAAAAAGATGCTCAAGGAACATTTGAGGATTTGCTTAAACTGGAGTCAGAGGCCATTGATGAATATCTTAAGGGTAAGTCTGTAATAAGCCAAATACCGGCAGACAATAACTTCCAAATTGGAACCGATGCGCCATTCTATAAACTTGGTGAATCAGGCGCATATATGCAGGTGTTGGCAAAAGGAACACCGCAATTTAAGGACGGCGAAAAAGTTTATTTCAGATTTGAACGGTGGAGTCTTATTCATTTTTTGTTATCAGGTTCTCTTGGTGAATCAACAGGAAACCTCAATAGTCTGACACAAGAGGTTACTTATTTCATTTTTGGAGGTCAGGACGATATTACCAAACAGTGGGGTGATGGAATCCAATTACCCATTAAGTATGGAGTTGGCAATGGCGGTGAAGTTAATATTATTATCCCGTCAAAGATAGGTTTTGTAAACGAAACAAGTTCAGTTAGGCCGTATTTATTTCACATAAAATATTTCGGAACAAATAATTGACTTTGGCGATGCGACACTGCCGCCGGGCTATTGCGGCGTGGCCGTTGAGCTTCAAATCTCAACCCATAAGGGCTGTTATCCCTATCGCATTGGATCGCTCCACTTCGGGGCGGTCTTTCTTTTTTCAAGCGGCAGCGGCGTCGAGTGTCGGCGTTGTCGCGTGAATAAGGCTGTGCCGTTATTATCTGTTCCCTTTGGAGGCCGGTTTATGCCGGGGGGTAAAGCGGTGTGTATCTCCGTAGCCCCTCATATCGGCTGTTGAATCAAGGAGTGAGGCAGCTTCGGCGTTACGGGCTTCATCAAGGAATATGGCCGTTGCCGTCGGGCTATTACTTAAACATAAACACATAGGTTTTCATACGGTCGGGAGGCAGTGCTTACCGCGCATTATATCGCGTCATTTCCGTTCTTGCAGACCTGATTTTAACTGATATTACTTGTAAACACGCACGGGTACGCATCTGATATTTCACTTTGCAAAGTTAGGTCGTACCGAGCTATCGCAAAACAGGCTCCGATTTCCGCTCAAATTTTTACAAATCTCCACACCCTTGCAGGGGTAGTATTTGCTACGCCCCGGCAGGGGTAAAATTTTGTTTGAAATTTTTGCGCTTGCGCTCTTTTTACTTCCCTCCTTATTGCGCGTAAAAATCAAACGCGCCCCGGCGCACAGTAATAACAATCAAAATCTTACGGCAATGACACATATAATGAATTTCGCAGCAAGCACCACCTCTCGCTCCAACCGCATGAAAGAATACCAGGTGGAAGTAATCACCTTCGACGGCGACAGCCAGACAGTATATGTGGAAGCCCGCAACGAAGAAGAAGCCTCCGACCGCGCAGCCGATATGGTAGGCAACGCCGACTACACGATGGTTTACGAGATTGCATAAAGCACTCCGACCTCCAAAGGGAGGCTCGCCACCACCGGCGAGCCTTTCCCCACGCTCCTTTTGCCGACACTCGCCGCCACGGTTTACCTATTGCCGCTCCGACACGCTCCGCGCCAACTATTGCACCTTCCCATACTCCGCCGGATTATGCCGGTGAAAACTTTCTCAACTCTCGACCCTCAACTCTCGACTTTCCGATCCCGTGGGGAGAGAGGCGCGCCGAAGCCGACGCACGGCGGCGAGCTGCTTATGCCCGTCGATGCCGCCCGGTGGAAATCGGTTGCCGGGCACACGCTTTTTCACGGACAGACACGAGGCGCACAGCCTGGGGCGAGGCAGTGGCCATATCCTCTACGGACACCACGCCGTAAAGACACATTAACATCGGTGTTATTGGCAACGGTCTGAACACTCCGCTTCGACACCGCCGGGCGACCGCGCCGTTGCGCTCCGGGCTGCCGAGGACCGGGGGACTTGCCATTCATCGGAAACGCCCTTGCCGTGTGCTTGTTTATATCGGTCGGGGAGGCAGCGCGCTTGCGCAGTGGTGGAGGCAAGTTTTCTCCCTCCGGGTTTTAGACGGCTGTAACTTTCCTGATCCGTCAGGGCATAATGATTTTTCCTGTCGCAAAGGTAGGGTTCACCGCACCGCCGCAAAACAGGCGATGATTTCTGCGCAAAATTTCAATAAAAATCTCGCTTCGCTACGTTGCAGCTTCATTTTTATCTACGGCCTACGGCTGAAATTTTACTGGAAATTTTTGCTTCGCCGCTTTCTGAACGCTCCCTGATATTGCAACGTAAAAATTCAATAAGCCCTTCGGGGCAAGTAACAAACCCTCTAAAATTCAAAGAAATGAAAACTTCAGCCACCACCACGACAGCAGCAACCGCCAACGCCACCTCGACCGCCAAGACAAAGAAGCGCACACGCAAGAGCGCAGCCAAGAAAGAGGCCACAGCCCCCGTCGCCCCCGAACAGAAGCCCGAAGCCGCTGCCGAGGCCACCGCTCAAAAGAGCAAGCTCCTGGTGTTCAAACGCTCGCGCAACAACGGATTTTACGTCTACCTTCTCGGCGTGATGCCCGACGAAAACATAGGCTGCAACTGCCGCACCCCTCAATCGGCTATGCGCTTCATGCTCTGGAAAAAGCGCGAACTCGGCGCATCAATATCCGAGCAGCATTTCAACGAGCTTAAGCAGCTTGCCGCAGCCGAGGGTTAACGCCCTCGGCTTTGCCCTCTCTCCCCACTCATTTTTATAATCCCGATAAATCGAAATGATATGGAAAAGAAGATTTACAAAGTATTCACCGATAAAGGCTCATGGCAAATCGAAGCCTGCGGCAGCCACGAAGCCTTCCGCCTCGCACTCTATTACTCATGGCGCGACGGCGAGGTATTCCGCTATATGGAATCTCCCTCCGAGCGGCTGGCTTTTCACCTCTGCGCCGAAGACAAATGGGGATTGTATAAAATCGCAATCCCCTGACCGCGCAGCCCTCGGCTGTCTTTTGCCCGGCAGCCGGGGCGCAATACATTTGCGGCATGGCAACATCGATACAACTCAACTTCGGCGACCTCGCTTTTTCCTCCGCCGTCGAGCGCATAACCGTGAATACCTCCGCCGCCTCCGTGGATATATCGCTCTCTATACTTTCCGGCACCGTCGAAAACCCTGTTTTCTCCGAAACCTACTACCCATACGGCGGCATCGTTACACTCCACGATTTCGCTTCCCTCATCGAAACCGAAATGTCGCTCCGTGAGCAGCCACTCGCCACATTCCGGCTAACGGCACGAGCCGCCGACGCCACTTCCGCCTCCCGTACTTTCTCTATCCTCTACTGCGACCGCCACACCGACCTGCAGCCCGGAGCAATCATATCGCGGCAGTTCCTCACCTCGCGCCACATCATCACCGCCACGCCCGATATTCCCGTGCCGCTATTTTACGTCGTGCCGCCTCTCAAATATGAAGACCAGGAACTGATTGCATACCACATCATCACTCGCCGATGCGACACCGGCCTTATCCGCGTCATATTCTCTCCCGACGGATATACCGGCTACGGCGACAAATACCGCCTCGCCATGCTCACCGTAAGCCGTGCCGCACTCTACGAGAAGACCGCCAAATACTACAACGCCACGCCTTATGAAATCCTCGGCGTAACCGTCGACATAGGCCGTCGCTCCCTTACCGTCTACTTCTCCGACACCACCCCCGACCTCCGGCTCTGGTTCACCAATATGTTCAACTGCCCCGAACTGGCCGAACTCACCGGCGACACCACCGCAAAAACCAAAGTGAAACGCTCCGAGGCCGTCTGCGCCGACTCTCTCCGCCTTTACGACCAATCCGTTGAGCAATCCTTCGACTTTCAGGCCGACAACCTTTCTTTCGACACCGCCCGATGGCTTACGCAGCTTTTCGCCTCGCGCGACGTGCGCATTGTCGACCGCCCGTATAACGATGATGATCTCTTTAACGAAACCTTCCCCCCGGTGCTTATCACCGACAGCACCAGTGAGGTTCAGGACGGCGACGATGAACTAAACAAAGTCAAGTTCACCTACCGCCGTACCTCCGTGCGACCCGACAGCGGCTTCCGATACTCCGACCGAATACATAACGACACCTACAAAAATCCTTTCAACTGATGGCACACGCAATCCATTACACTACGGCACTCACGATGCTGCACAGCGGCGACCCCGTGGATATATCCTTTTGGAAACGAAACGGCGAAATCGTGCATTTGCACAACTGCATCGCACTCCCCAATAAAGCCGCCGCAAGATACTCCGGCACCCAAAACTTCAAGCTCCTGGCCTCCGGCCAGATCCGAAAAATCCGACACGTCTGTATTTTTCGCATTAACGGCCTCGAAGTTTTCCTCTGATTATACCCCGTATCTCGCCGATTTTCGCTAACTTTGCGTATGGTTGCGATAAATAATTTTCATAAGCGGTTACTCATTTTTACATTGCCTGTAATAATGATAATGCTCAATGCGTGTAATTACTCATCAAGGAAAATCGACTATCCTCTTGATTTCAAATATGCTTCTATTTCAATAGAGTATGATGGCATAGCCGATTCTCTTAAAACAGGGCTTGCTGATTCTATATATTCCTGTATTGGAAGAACAGATTTCATCATTGTTGATATTGATAGCCTAAACGAGGAACAACGTGATAGCCTATTGCTTGTAAAAGCAGACCTTTACCAAGACGGTGCGGAGTTTGCAATAGGGCTGTCATTCTATCCATATCGAGGAATCGAATTTACCGAAATATATTTCTCCAATATAAAAAAAGAAGACCCACTCGTTCATATTAACGCTGCGTCAAGTGTTCCATTCTCTGAAAATTACAATCGAAGTAAAGCCTTTGAAATTTTGAACAATGGCTTTATCACCAAAGGCGGCGTTCAACATTTGTTCAATAAAGAATAAGCGTCTTTCCCTCCAATTAACTCAAACTCTTTCCGATTATGAAGACACTCGTTACATTACTATTGGTTTTATTTGCATTTGCGCCTTTGCAGGCCAAAATACATTTCACAGACTTACCCGATACGTTGCAAGTCGATTTAGACACCAAATATGCCGTGCATTGGTCGGTTACTTTTACCCCTGTCGTCAGTCAAGGCAGTGCGACGATGGAGTTATTAGAGCCTATGTTCAATGCCGTGCGTCTAATCAATGAATCCGAGAATTTTCAGTTAGCTAATGGCTCGTTGCTTTACGAACAAAGCAACTGCACTATGGAGCAAATAGTAAAGGTCGGTGAATATCTGCATCATACACCTTTGCCAAGCCCATATGAATGGTTTTTAGGATTACAGAACGATGATGATACTATTGTATTCGGCATTAAGGATACCACGGACACATTTCATGCCAATGTTGCCGAGGCATCCGTACATATTGAACCCCTCTATGGCAATATCCCTGTTGTCGGTTTTCGACTTGACAATGGAGAGCTTACGGAAACTACACAGGCTTTTCAAGACTTCACAGAGCGGAATCTATTTAAGGCTATTGCTACCGAAATCAACGGGGATTTTATTATGGCACCAACATTAAACAATGTTATCGAAGGAGGTGCAATAGAGGCAACATCAATGTCTGTTCCCCTAATAAACAAACTCTTTCTCCGGGATATTGAGCCTGAAATAGAAGAAGTGGTTATAATAGACGAATAGCCGCGTCTTTTCGCTCCACATACTCGCTCCATAATTTTGTGGCACCACAACCCACAAGATTATGGAGCAGCTTATTTTTAGTTCAGTAGAAACCCTCCCCAACGCCCGCGCGTCGGTGGCCTTCACCGACCCCAAGCCCGTGTTCAAGGAGGACGGAGAGATTACGCCGACAACCCTCTCCGACATCCACGCATATATGCCCTGGGGTGCCAACAATCAAATGCCCTTCGACATTATCGACCTGATAGAATCGGACGAAACCCTCGCCACCTGTCAGATGTTCAATGCCGAGGTCTGCTACGGCTCCGGCCTCGTCTACGACACCGCCCAAGCCTCCGCGCCTGTCGCCGATGCCGTCGAGGATTTCACCCTCGACAACGACCTCCCTTCATATTTCCTCGGCGTGTGCCAGGACTTGAAGCACTTTGCCTTCGCCGTGTCGGTCATCATTCTCAACTCCGAGGCCACAAAGATTGTGCGCATTATCCGCAAGGAAGCCTGTTACTGCCGCTTCGCTCCGGCGGACACCAACGGGCGAATACCTCGCCTTTATTTCGCCAACTGGCGTAAGTTCGCCACCATCGACGACTGCGAGATTATCGAAATGCTCGATGCCGCCTCGCCTTTCGCCGACCTCCGCGACCGACTGAAACGCGGCGACACCTGCCGCAAATTCGCCATCGTCTGCCGCGTACCAACCCCCGACAGCACATATTACCCCATACCTTACTATGGCGCGCTGTTCCGGGGGAAGTGGTACAACATCAAGCGGCTTATCGGCCTCGCAAAAGAAGCGAAGCTCCGCAACTCCGCGCCGCTCAAATACCACATCGAAGTGTCGCAGAAATACTGGGATTCAATTTTCAAATCCGAGGGCATAACCGACCGCGCAAAGCAACAGGCGCGCATCATCGAGGAAAAACAGCGTATCCTCGACTTCCTCACCGGCGCCGAAAACTCCGGCAAGGTGTGGTTCTCCACCTTCTACGTCAACCCCAACGGCGACGAGCAGCACGACGTCGTAATCAACAAGATCGATTCCGACAAGGAGGGCGGCGACTGGGAGAGCGACATACAGGAGGCCGTCAATATGATATGCTTCACCCTGCGCGTTCACTCCAACCTCGTAGGCTCCGTGCCCGGCAAGGCGCAGACAAACAACTCCGGCTCCGACAAACGGGAGCTTTACACAATCGCCCAGGCCCTTCAGAAACCGTACCACGACCTACTTTTCGCCGTTCACCGCATCATAATCCGCTTCAACGGCTGGAAAGGCGTGAAGCCCCTTATCCCATTTATCCAATTAACCACGCTCGACGAAAACCGCGACGCCAAAACCGTTACTACCGATGGCAAGACTGATAAATAACGACACCGACCTGCGCCGCTTCGTGCCGCAGCAAGTATGCGCCGTTAAGGGCGAACAGACACTATACGACAAAATCGCCCATTGGCTCGACACCGCCGAGCAATGGCTTTTCGACACTTTCTGCCCCGAAGCCGTCATTGACGCGACACTCGCCGCCAATCCTTACGCCCCCTTGCTCACTGCGCTTGCCGCCGTCGCCGTGCACCGCGCACTCGCCGACGCCATACCGTCGCTCGACCTCGTGCAGACCGTCAACGGCTTTGCCGTGGTGAGTAACCAAAACATCGCCCCGGCATCGCGCGACAGGGTAGACCGCCTTATCGCCGCCCATCGCTCCCAGTGCGACACGGCCATCAACGCCCTCATGCCCCTACTTGCCGCCATTCCCGAATGGCGCGACACGCCCCCGTGCGACTTCTTCCGCGCCACGCTCTTTCTGCCGAAGCACATCAATTCACTATCCCCAATCCGCAATCCCCAATCCTCACTATGGGAGCGATACGAGGAACTGCACCCGGTTATCGCTGCCGCTGAAGACCGCCTCGCCGCCGAGTACATTTCCCCCGAACTGATGCAACGCCTCCGTGATGAAGCCCTCGGCTTAACTCCACTCTCCACCCTCGACTCTCGACTTTGCGACGCCCTGCGGAGCCATACCGCCGACCTTGTAAACGACAGACCCCTGCGCGACACCGCCCTCCGCGATATTGTCGACTATATCCGGCGACACCCCGATACCTTCCCCGAATGGCACCGCTCCGACACCGCCCGGCTTTTCTCGCCCCCTGTGTTCCGCAACAGCAAGCAATCTCCCGGCTATTGGTTTTGATGCAGACAGCCGACACTCCGCGCCGCCGCCTTCCCGATGCGTCTGCCGGACATAATGAACCGTTGCGTTACGGCACGGCGCACCGATTTTCCTGTGCAAAGTTAGCAAGCCGCGTCTTATGCAAGGGCAAGTGTGCGCTTCGCGTTCCCCCATTTTTCGCTTCCTTGCAAAATGGTAATCACCCTTGCATCGACAGACGCTTGACGCTTGCACCCGAATGCACGCAAAATCAAAGTGCTCCGGCACATAACCCATAAAAACTATTCATTATGATTACCTCCGACAAACGCATCAAACAGGAAGACTTCGGCAACATCACCGACTACTCGGCAGTCTGCCCCAAAGGAATGAAGAAATTCTTCGCCTACGCACACTTCACCGATATGTCCTACTGCCTCCTGTCGAACATCTTCGCCGCCACCCGCACCGCCGCGCTGAAAATCGCCCTCGACCGCTTCGCCGACTGCACCGAATACCTCGCCGGCATCACTCTCCACGGCGACGACTGACCCCGGCAGCCGCCTCCCGCCTCACCGAGCAATCGGTGGTTTTTTTCTTGTTTGACTGTAATTTTTTCGATAATTTTGCGTCAGATAAAATAAAAAAGTCATGGCCGTTAGTAACCGTATTAAACGCAACATATCTTTCGCACTTACTATTGTCGGGTGCTTCATCATCTTGGCTCGAATAATCGACCCAATTATGAATCAGTCCATGACCGGCTGGAACTGGTTTGAAATTTTCGGTGCAATCGTTATTACTTATTGCGCTTTCGACAATTTCAACATTTATCGCAAACGAGTTAAGGACGGCATAATGTTCGGAAGCAGATAACTCCGTCTACAAGCGTCTTTTCGTCATAGCGGGCGACACCATACTTTCGCGGTATGGATTCGCCCGTTTTACATATCGACCTCACCGTGCCGCAGGGTTGGCACGAGCTTTCCGACAAGCAGCTTCGCTACGCTTTCGAGCTTATCGCAAAAGGCTTTACCTCCGACGAGATAAAGACCCTTTGCCTGTTCCGTTGGTCGGGTCTGTCAGTCAGACACCGACACAACACCGATTTTGTCTGCCGCCTTCGCAAGCAGACATTCCGACTAACCTCCCTCCAAATCGCCGAGGTAATCCCGGCTCTTGACTGGCTCGACACCATACCGCCGCAGCCGGTCTGTATATCGCGCATCGGGCGTTACCGCCCATTTGCCGCCGACTTCTCCGAAGTGGCCTTTGAGAAATTCATCATCTGCGACAACCTCTATCAAGGCTATCTCGCCACACAGAGGGATGATCTGCTCGACCAACTCGCAAGCATCCTCTATAATCATAACCTCTCACCCCATAACCTTTCACCTGCTCACAGAGTGAGCGTTTTCTATTGGTTTGCCTCCGTCAAAGACCTTTTCGCCCGGCAATATCCCAATTTCTTTCAGAACGCCGTGCAGCCCGATAATCTGCTTGGCGGCAGCCGCCTGCCGACCGGGGCGCAAATACAACAGGCCGTTAACACCATGATTCGCGCCCTTACCAAAGGCGACATAACGAAAGAGCGAGAAATACTCTCGCTCGACACCCACCGCGCCCTTACCGAACTGGACGCGCAAGCAAAAGAATACAAAGAGTTTAACGACAAATTCCCGAAGAAATGAACACCTCGACACCCGACCCTGAACTCTCGACATTCTCATGGAACGCTGCCGCCTTCTTCGGGCGTTTGACCGACCGTAACCGCCTCGCACGGCGCGAAAACTTCGTTTTCTGCCGTGTCAGCGGACTGGAGGGCTTCGAGGAAGCATTGCACAACCTCCAATCCGCACCGGCTGTCGTGGCCGTCAGCGACACCTCCGAGGGCTTTATGGATATGAACAACACCCCACGGACACGCCGCATTAAGACTGTGTTCCTCGCCATGCGCCACGCCCTCGACGATATGGACGCGCGGCAGGGGTGCTTCGACACCCTCCGCGAACTTTTCCGGCAATTTATGTCGGTGCTTATTCTGGAGAAAACCCGACTGGAGGAAAACCGCATATACCTCGACCCGCAAATCTCCTTCAACGAGATTGAGCGATACTTCTTCTCCGGCGCAGCCTGCGCCTACTTTCAGATAGCGATAGACACCTTCACCGATTTACGATACAATCCCGACCTATGGCTGCCTTGACCCCCGAAGAAGAACGCCGCCGCTACGTTACGGCCTTCAACTCCACGATGATAAAGATTTGGCGCGAGCGCATAGCCCTGCTGAAAGTTATCGACACCGGCGCGCTGTACCGCTCCACGCTTGCTGTCGGCATGACCGCTGACGGCAAAGTAACCTCCGTAACCCTCTCCCAACGCTTCAACACCTACGGCATATTCCAGGACTACGGCACAGGCCGCGAGGTGCCACGAGGAAACCTCGGCGATATAGGTAGAGCTAAAATCCGCCAACGCCGCAAATGGTTCTCCACCAAATACTACGCCTCCGTGATGAATCTGAAAGAGTTCTTTGCCGACAACCTCGGCCGCGACTTCTGCGGCATCGTCGCCAACGCCCTCAACGACCGCTCATTCCGAGCCTCGCTAATCCGCTGAACATCTGTCTTAATTATTTTTGTGGAGCTGATTATATTTACTAATAAGGCCATTTTGAATAAGAAATCCCATTCCAAATGTTAGCAATAAATCAAACACTATAATAGTTATATTTTCCGCATTACCATTTAGCAAATAAACTGATATACTGTATGGTATAAAGTTAATGGGGTTTTCCACCCGATATAATAAATATAACAATATCGGGAATAATGCGATATTTATTGCTGCTATTATTTTTTCTGAAATGGAATAATTTTTAGTGCTTTTATAGAAATACAACAGTAACAGCAGCATAAATATTACACGCCCACTTATATAAGGAATATGCAAAAACTCCGAGATACTGTCAACGCCGGACTCCGGCACATTTGGTATGCAAAGGAACAAAATTACGTAAACCAAGAGCATTATTTTAGGAATATATTTGATGTAATTTTTGGAGTAATTCATATTCATAATATTGGAGGTAGCTTTTTATGTTCCGATTCCACGCCGACACCATCAACGACCGCTCATTTCGCGCCTCGCTCATGGAATAAAGCAGTCTTATACGCTGCCTCTTTATTTTTCAGCGACTTAATCCATTTCATCAATCAATTCCCATTCATCTTTATCTTCGTTATATGAATACTCGAATACAGCATCATATTCGGATGAACTGATTTCCCACCATTGACGTTTTCCTTTCTTTTGTGCCACGGCAGTTTGGTTGAAAAAACGTATCTCTATATGATTCTCAAAAAGGTCTATGTCGATTTTGGTATATCCTATGCTATGATTTTTATTTTTGCGCACCTGCTTATATAATTCATTGCCGTAACTAACATCATAAACATATTTTGTGTTGCTCGGCAGATTATATATTACCTCACTTGGCAGTCCTATGGAGCTAATCAAAAAATTCGTAGTATCACGCATACAAACACCATTTCTAACTTGGCGTTTACATTTTTCTTGCCATAAATTGATACTATGTAGAATAATTTTTGCCAAATTATTTGTTATTGGCTCTGCCCCCGATTTAGTATAAACTGTATTGTATTTTAGCTCACTATTCTGTTGCGCCCTCATAAAGAGCGGCAGCATTAAACATACTGCCAGGATTCCAAGTAGATATTTTCGACTGCGTACCATACGCAAAGTTACACATTTTCGGCGACATACGGCGCATATCGCCGAAATTTTGTGTCTTTTCTTCGGCGACACCGTCGCCGTAGTTTTGCGGTAAAGATTACCGCAATGATAGACGTAACGACCTTAACCCAACTCATAACCCAGTTCAGGAACACGACGGCCTCAAACTCCGTGTCGCCCGAAACCGTCGGCTCTATTCTCCAAAAGATTGTCGACATACTCGCCACCGCTGGAACACAGGCCAACCTCGACATCATCATCAAGTGGCACGAGGCCCTGAAAACGGCGCGTCCGGCTCTCACCGCGCTTTCGCAGGGCAACGCCGACCGCAACCACATCTACCTTGCCGCACGGAGCGTCAACCTATACACCGGCGCACAGGCCGATCTCACACTGATTCAGATACAACAAGCCACAACAGAGCGAGCCGGAGCCATGCGCGCCCAACAGGTCGTTGACCTAAACGCCGCGCGGCGCGACGTGGCCGACATCAAGAAACAGATACAGACCATAAACTCCCTGCTCGGCGTCGGCACCGCCGACAACCTCTATAAAGCCTCGCAAATCTCCTGTCAGGTAATCAACGGCGAGCTGCACCTACTCGGCGCGCAGACACTCACCGCCGCCGGATATGTGCCGTATCTCTTTCGGCGTGTGCGCAAGCGCAACCCCTATAAGAACAAGTTCGCCACCGCCGAGCAACGCGCCGCCAGGAAATACTGCCAGGCCAAGAAAGGCTGGGGGCTGTACGGCTCAATTTACGCCGTAAAACTCGACGGCTCTAAAATCCTCTTTTCCACAAACCCGCACAGCTTCCTGTCAGTCAAGGCAGAGGGATGGTCTGCCGACGCCTCGACACTCGTAACGCGGCATACCGACCTCCACGGCAACGTCCGCTTCGGCCTCGGGCGCAGCTCCGTGTCGCTCACCGACCCGAAGAATCCGAAAAAGCAGCGCATGATCCGCCTCGTTTTCGGAATCGGCCTCGCCAAGCCAATATATCCCGGCACCGCCGCCATCACCCCTGCCAACCTCGCAAGCTCACTCGCCACCTTTACCATCATATACGACCCCGGAACACAGCAATGGACGTTCAGCACATAAAAAAGAAAGCCCTCACGGACGAGCCGCAAGGGGATGCTGTCTTTTATACAAGCTATGATAGCCCTTGTGGTACAAGACCACCCGAAAATGCTATCAATGCAACACCGGCAGGAAAGCCCTAATTGGGAATGCTATCCGCCATACGGCAGAGGTATCCAGTTCATTTTTAGCATGGCTTCACTTGCGTCAGAGGTGTCCGGGTCATTTTTAGTATGGTTTCACTTACAGACGCAAAGATACGCATAATTCACCACATACACAAATAATTACGCCACAAAATATGAATCTCCGAAAACATAAGCCGACAATACAGCTACTCGCTGCAATCGCCATCATCGCCCTCGGCTGCGGACTGCTTATTGCCGGATTTATTCTGCCCCCTCCCGGTGAAATCCACAACTCCGTGCTGATAGCCTTCGGCGAAATCCTCACTTTCGCCGGTGCATTGTTCGGCATCGACTACCACTATAAATACTCACGGCCAAAAGACCGCGACGAAGACATAACCCCATAACCTATAACCTCATAACCTTTCAGAAAATGCGAAGCATAACAGAAATCATAGTGCATTGCACGGCGACACCCGAGGGGAAGCCCTTCACCGTGCAGCAGATTAGAAAGTGGCACACCGCCCCGAAACCGCGCGGCAACGGCTGGCGCGACATCGGCTATCACTACATCGTATATCTCGACGGCAGCGTTCACAATGGCCGACCGGTCGAGCAAGTCGGCGCACATTGTTCCGGCCACAACGCCAACTCAATAGGAGTGTGCTATGTAGGCGGCTGCGACGCACAGAAACGTTTGCCAGGCGGACAGTTAGCCCCCAAAGACACCCGTACCCCCATACAAAAAACTGCCCTGCGCCAACTCCTGAAAAAGCTCAAAGCACAATATCCCGGCGCCCGGATATACGGACACCGCGACTTCGCCTCCAAAGCCTGCCCCTCATTCGACGCAACGAAAGAGTATGCGGACATTTCAGATTCATAACCTCCATGAACAATGAACAATGAACTATAAACTCCACATAATCCTGATTCTCACCGCCCATTGCCTGATACTGTGCGGCTGCAAATCGAAAAAGGATATTGTCGCTACCGACACCGCCGCCACCGACAGCACAGCCTCGATACGCGCCTCCGGCTACACCCACCGCATCGACACCGCCATGCGCCGCCTCTCCTTCACCTTCGACACCCTCGACATAACGATACACCGACACGCTCCCGACACCCTCGGCTCAACCGCAATCCCGACCGAAACCGTCCGCATACGCGCCGTTGGCGGCCACATTGCCGACCGCCGCAAGCAGATACGCGACGACATAGCCGGATATAACCGACTTGACACCGTGGCCTTCCGCCACGCCTCCGACAATTCCCACACCGAACACACAGCCACCACCTCCGTAGCCGAACCGCCGAACACCACCCTGATATTTACAGCTCTCGGCTGCGTGCTAATCCTCGTAATCGGCATATTCGCCTACCTCCGCCGAAATTAACCACCTCCCGACACAGTAGACGTTTTTTCATAAGTAGATTTTGATTAAATAAAACGCCCGGCTTGCGAAAGTCGGACGTTTTATTTAATTCGATTGCTTCAAAATCATTTTCGCTGTTAGAGAATGTATGCCATAATCCCCATTTGCAATTTCCTCCAAAATATTTTTCGCAATCGAACTGGATAATAGGAATGATGCACTCCACAACTTAATTCCGATATTTTCATTGTATAGGCATTGCTCAATCATACCAAGTGCATTATGCTCCGTCAGATAATTGACTGATTTAATAATTCTGTCATACATCTTGTTCGCACGTTTATAATCTCCACTTTCAGTTGCCTCAGCTTGCATGGCCGCCGCTTCTAAAAACAGAGATAAAGCACTTTCAATGTCCTTAATCCTATTCATTTAACGCCAAATTATATGCAAATTTAGCGTTTTTTCTTCATAAACGCCCATATATTCCGATATTTCAGACGGTTGCCCGTGAGGGCAGCCGTTTTTATTATCCCCGAACCCGCCCATAGCGTTGTGAGGCGGCGGCTTTCCGGCACAGGCCGCTTTGACTTAATCGCACCGGCGCGTGGCGGCTCGCTTGGCTTCCGCTCCGAGTTCAGCGCTGCGCTTGTTGCCCTCTGCCATCGGGTACACTCTCAAATTGTTCCGCTCCGACACCTCCGCAAGCTGCTCCGGCGTCTGTCGCTCCACAACCGCCACGTTGCGCCACAGCTTCACTCCGGCTTTTAAGAGAGAGCCTTGAACACAGTTCAGACCGACACCCGGCGGCGGTGTTCAAACACTCCGAGCCTCACCGCGCTCCCTGTCGCCCCGTACCTCCGTTCACACCATTGCGCCCACAGCCGAAGCCGCCACCGCACAACGCCCGGCAGAGGAACATAGGCCACCCTCGCGGACAACCGCCACGACACGCCGACACAACGGTATGCCTACACAACGACTTGACTTGCCGACACCTCCGGGCGCACCGTGGCCGACAGCCCCCTTTCGCCGTTCTGACTGCACTCCGCCGCGTTGCCGGGCATGGCTTGGCAGTGCGGACGTGGTGGCACCCCAATGGCACAAACGCCCTACGGTCATTAGAGCCAACTCCCTGCGGTCGGGGGTGCCTCTCACTGCATTGCAAAGCCGCCCCGCACCGCCGCTGCATTACGGCAGACCGTCTGCCGGGGGCGTGCACCCACGACACACGCCCTGCGGCATCGGCAACCACACATTGACATAACGGCATACCGACACAAGCCCCGCCCCATACCCCAAGCGCGGCGCGGCGGCACACAGCTCCGCTCCGGCTACCGTGGCGGTCGCTTATGCAAGGCCGAGCGGTCATTCCGCATCAATCGAAAACCTTTAACCGGCCAACAACCCACTGTTTCACAGAGGCTTTTATGGCCGAGATTTTCGGTTGGGCTGCATTGCTCCGCCTTTCATCACCGCCCCGTTGCCCCGGCCACCTCCACTACGCGCATCGCCTCCACCGCCACGCTTGCCGCGACATCACCCCGACGTGCTTCCGGGATATGGAAATGATGCAGCCGAGAGTGGATTGGCCGCGATAAACAAGGAATGTGGCACAGCAACTCATACCACGGCAACACCGCTCCCTGCGCTCACGGTGTATGCCGTGCCTCCCGTGCTACGTTCCACCCTGATTTTTATGCCAATCCACAACACGGCTTCATCATCGGGGCATCACCGCCCGTCGGCTGATGTAAGGATAGGAATTTGCCGCGACCTCAAAACGACCTGCGCCCGTTTTGATTATCGCGTCAACGACATCACCGCGCTTTCGCCTACGCAGGGCGTGGCGGTGGGTGCGGTTACATATTCCGCCCGAAAATCCCGAAACAACCCGAAAATAGCGACAGGCCGTGGGGGGATAGTGCGAAGCACCCTCGGTGGAAAATATTCCCCCGAACCCCCTTTGCGCCTGATAAAACGCTGTTTTTCAGGCTTGCAACGTTTTTAACCTCCTAAAAATCCGTGGGCTTTTGTAGAACCGCCGAAGCGGTACGGTTAAAACGTTGTGTTACACCTCTTTGCCGCCGCGATATTCCGGGACCCGATTTCATACCCGAAACATCGCGGCGGCAAGGTGTTTTATGCGCGCAAACTGAGGGACCCACCGGCTGCACCGCCCACAATTTGCGCGCGACGCCCCTAAAAATCCGTCTTTTAGGGGCAGAGAGGCTGCGGTTACATTTGCGCAATAAACTATTGAATTATGGCTAATTACAATACTTCCGCAACTGTAACGCTATCTGTCAACGGCAAGCAGGCCCAGCAAATGCTGAAACGCTTGCAATCCGAGGCCGCGAAACTGGAGAAGAAACTGGCGAAAGCCGCGACCGCCGGAGATAAGGCCACGATGTCGAAACTGCAAAAGGAACTGAAACAGACCAACGGCCTTATTCAGAAATTGCAGTCCTCGGCCAAGACCGCCGAACAGGTGCTTGCCCGAATGGACAGGGCGACACCCAGGGAGCTTAACAAGGCTCTGCGCACCCTGCAATCACAGCTTAACGGCATACAGCGCGGCAGTGCCGCGTGGGATATGCAGATTGCCAAAATCAAACTGCTTAAAGCTGAAATCGCTAAGGTCAACGCGCAGATGGCTGTCGGGCAGACACGGTGGCAGAGGTTCAACAACTGGCTGAACAACTGCCAGACGGCTATAATGGGAGTAGTGGCCGCAATTACGGGGCTGGTGATGGCCGGGCGTAAAGCCGTCAACACTTACGCCGAAATGGAGGAAACGCTTGCCAACACGCAGAAATACACCCGTATGACCGCCGCCGAAGTGCTCGAACTCAACGAGCTTTTCAAAGGCATGGATACACGACTGGCGCGTGAACAGCTTAATCTACTCGCACAGGAGGGCGGACGCCTCGGCTACAATACGGTGCAGTCCGTCAAGGAGTATGTCGAAGCCGCATCTATTATAAATGTCGCGCTCGTTGACCTCGGCGAAGGTGCCACACAGACCATCGCCAAGCTGTCTAACATCTTCGGCATGGAGCAGATGTACGGTGTGCGCGACGCGATGCTGAAGGTAGGCTCGACCGTCAACCACCTTTCGCAGAACTGCACTGCGGCCAAGCCTTTTATCGTGGAGTTTGCGCAGCGTATGGCCGGCATAGGCTCGACGGCGAAAATGACCATTCCCGAAATCATGGCATTTGCCGCCACGCTCGACGCGCACGGTCAAAAGGTGGAAATGTCGGCCACGGCATTGCAGCGCACCATTATGGAGCTTTTCAAGAAGCCGGGAGAAATGGCGAAAAAGGTAGGGCTGGAAACCAATACTTTCATCGAAACCCTCAACAGGTCTACCACGGAGGGCGTGATGATGTTCCTCGAAGCTCTCGGCAGACTGGGCGAAGACCAGGCTCTTGCCGTACTCTCGCCGCTGTTCCAGGATCTCGGCCTCGACGGTGCCCGCGTGTCCTCGGTGCTGTCAAACCTTTCTTCACACCTTGACTTCCTTAAATGGCAGTTGGGCGAGGCTAATCAGGCTTTCCGCGAGGGCACCTCGGCTTCTAACGAATACGCCATTTTCAACAATACGGCACAGGCGGCAATCGACAAGGCCCGTAAAAGGGTTACGGAGCTTGCCGTGGAACTCGGCGAGAAGCTGTATCCGGTCATGCGGCACATATACACTTCTTCTTCCGTGTTCCTCCGTGTGCTGAACCAAATCGTTACTTTCATCATAAAGTACCGCACGGCCATACTTGGCATCATCACAGTTTTTGCCGCCTATTATTCGTGGCTCGGACTGGTGAAGACAGCCCATGCAGCATATAATATCGTTGTCAAGGCCGCGACCGCGCTTCACAACGCATGGCGTATAGCTGTCGTTTTGGGGCGCATAGCGGTGATAGCCTTTACGCAGGGCATAGGCGCGGCCACCCACGCCTTCCGGCTTCTTACCGCCGCTATGTCGGCCAATCCTTTCGGCCTCATTCTCGCGGCGGTTACGGCTCTTGTGCTCGTTGTAAAGGCTTTGTGCGACCGCACTTCCGAATATACGAAGAAGCTCCGCGAGGCTGTCAACACCGCCGCCAATTTTTCAAAGGAACTATCAAAAGAGCAGCGGCAGCTTGACGAACTTTTCGGCAAACTCGAAGCCTGTAAGCGAGGAACCAAAGAATACAAGGAGGTCAAGGACACTATCATATCCCAGTATGGCAAGTACCTGCGTGGCCTAATCAACGAGCGCAACGAGATTACAGACCTTACAGCCGCTTACAAAAGGCTCGCGGCTGCGGCTCGCATCGCCGCTAAGGAACGTGCCATACAGGGCGCGAAAGATGCCGCACAGGAAACTTTCGACGATGCTTTCAGCGGCCTTGCGAAGAAGTTGCAGGAGCAGCTTGTCGCCTACGGCAAGTCTTACAAGGACGCCGTGCGCATAACTAACCGCGTCGTCATTGACTTGCAGACCACCGGCACTATCGGTCAGGATATTGTAGGTGAGTTGCAGGGAATCAAGGGCAGCTTACAGGACAAGTGGGGCTGGACGGCGCACCCCGTCAATGTCGTTAACGATATGATAGGCACCCACGGCGAATATACTACCGCTATGGGGGAAATAAATCAGATTGAGCGTGAAACCAATCCTCTCGCCGGATATTCGGCCACGGAACTTCGCAGGCTCATAACCGACTTCGAGGGCCACGCCGAGCGTGGAGAGGGAGGCACCATTATCATAGGCATCAACGAGCCGAACCCGACAACGAGGCGTATCGCCGCAAACGAGGTGAGCGAATTTCTCGATGAAGCCCGTGCCCGGCTGTCGGTGCTTGAAACACCTTCCAACGACCCTGTGGCGGGCAACCCGGACTTTACTCTCGATGATTTTACTCCCTATGAATCGGAAAAAGACCGCAAGGCGCGCGAGGCCGAGGAACGGCGTGCGGCAATAAAGGCGCGAAAGGAGTTCAAGGACAAACTCAACGATGCGAAAGGCGAATGGGAGGCCGGTGCCACGCAGAATGTCAGCGATTATTCGGCGGGGCTGAAATCGTGGACGCAGTTCCTTCTCGACAAGCACAACCTCGAAATCAAATACTACGACGACCGCCTCCGTATCTTCGAGGACTACAATCTTCAGGAGGACGAGGACTTTCAGGAACTGCTGAAAAAGAAAGCGGAGCTTCAGGCCGAGTGGCTGAAAAAGAACGCTGCCATGTCGGTGGAGGAAAGCCGCCGCAAGAAGACCGCCGAGGAGGTACAGGCGCAGATGGACGCCGCCACTCCCGGCAATGCCCTCTACGGGAACGAGGAGGCATTGCAGCAACGCCTTTTCGAGATTAAGGTTAAATATCTTGAAGAAATGCGCGACGCCTACACCAAAGACAGCGAGGAATACCACAACTATGTCGTGCAGATTGAACAGGCCGAGGACGCCGAGAGGCTGCGCCGTCAGAAACTTCTGGCGCAGCGTGTGGCCGAGTGGCGCAAACAGTACGAATATCAGGAAGCCGGAAAACGCCTCGAACTCGAAACGCAGTTGCTCGGCGAGGCTTATGCCGCAGGGCTTATCTCTTACGAAGACTATCTCCGGGCGCAAAGCGACCTGAAAAAGAAATATGCCGACGAGTATATGCCCGACTCCGCCAGGCCCGCGCAGGGATCGGCGGCGCGGACAGCCCTTGCGAAGAAGCGTGAACTCGACATTGTGGCTTCGCTCGAAGCCCAGGGGGTGATCACCCACGAACAGGCGGAGGCCGCCAAAGACCGCATCAACCGTGCTTACGAGAAAAAGGCAATCGAGGGCGTGAGGCGGTTAGGCTCCGAACATACCAATCAGCTTCTCGACATCTACGAGGCATGGAAGAACTTTTTTGACAGCACCGAGGAAGACGGGGGCAACTGGGCGACACGCCTTGCCGCGCTCGCCCAATCGGTCTTTGCCGTGATGACTGCCGGTATGCAGCAGTATTCCGAGTTTGTCAGAGCTTCCTCCGATCTCGAAGTGGCAAAGGCCGAAAAAAAGTACGACCGCGAAATAGAGCTTGCAGAGGGCAATTCCTATCGCGTCAAGAAAGCCGAGAAACAGAAAGAAAAGGAAATTGCCAAAATCAAGAAGGAGGCCAACCGCAAAATGTTCGTGATGCAGGTTATTCAGGCAGTGGCGCAGACGGCCACAAATGCCCTGAACGCCTACGGCTCCGCTGCCGCCGTGCCAGTTATCGGCTATATCCTCGCGCCGATAGCGGCGGCGATGGCCGTTGCCGCAGGTGCCATACAGATAGCTACCATCAAGAAGCAGCAACAGGCATCGGAGGCGCAGGGCTACAAATCGGGCGGCTTTACCCCGGAGGGCAAGCCCGACCAAGTGGCCGGTGTGGTTCATGCCGGAGAATGGGTGGCCTCGCAGAAACTCGTGAAATCGCCGCAGACAAGGCCGCTCATCGAAGCCCTCGACTATGCGCAGCGCACAAACACTGTCGGATCGCTGACCGCAGCCGACGTGTCGCGCTCAATAACAGCCCCTATGGTGCTTGCCGCGCAACCTCAGGCCGTGCCTGTTGTCAATGTCAACGTGCCGCCGCAGGCCGCACCTGCGGCTGATGAACGGCTGTATGCGACGCTCGACCGCCTCGATGAACGGCTCAACGAACCTTTCGTTACAGTCAACACCGTTACAGGTGACCACGGCATACAACGCGCACAGGACGAATACGACCGCCTGATGCGCAATAAATCTCCCAAATCAAAATACTGATTTAACAGATTATTCGTAATTTTGCATATAGCAAACCATAAATACCATATGAAAAAATTTATAATCGCCCTAATCTCAATAATCATTGTCATAATGGCTTCGTTTGCGCTTTTTCGTTGGACGGAGCAACGCGCTATTCAGCGCAAAATTGCATATGGTAATGAAATAATACAGCGTATTGAGCAATATGTGGCAGAAAACGATACACTTCCTTCTCATTTATCCCAAATCGGGCTAAATTCCCTA